GACTCCATAATTTTAAGGATGTCTTCTGCCTTAGCACCTTCACCAAGTTCTTTGGCAACATAAAAATACTTATCAAAGAACTCCTGACTGTGCTCTTTGTAGTCTTCAACTGTGATTGGTTGGTCTTTCATTTTCCTCCTGTGTCATAGTTTAGTTGATCATCTTGTTGTTTTAGAGTAGCACGTCTTACTCTATCATGAAGTTGCTTGAGTGCTTCAGTAACTTCGGGAGTTTCTTCCCACTCCCAAGTTTCACCACCTTTTCCAGTAAATTCTTTTTTAGTCATGGATTTAAAGTTTTGTAGACGGCAGAGATGCTCATGTGTCCGTGAATGTATCCTGCAAGGATTATAGCAAAGACAGACAGAAATATCAAGCCCGTTGCGATTAGGTTAGGCAACGGTGAGATCATTAATTGTGTATTTGTTTTTTCTGAGTTTGTATCGTTTGATGTGTGCTTGTCTGTGTTCATTACAATCAAAATGGCAGATTCGATCTTCATTTCCGTCCCTATACTCTAAACGATAAGGGAATGCTTTGAATGGATGCATTTCTTCAGGAGTTAGTTTCTTTTTCTTGGGAGTTTTTGTTGAACTCTTTGCCTTTGCTTTTTTAGTTGTAGTAGTCTTCTTTGCTGCCACAATTACTTGAATCCTTTGCCATTGTTTTTCTGGTCTAAAACTTCAATATGTGATAAAAATAGACCACGATTCCACCATATTTCTTGAACTGTTTGCCAGTTATCTACTACAATGGATTCACCATTTTTACCGATAATTTAGTAGTTGTGTCGATCATATAGACCGTCAGATGTTTCAGTAAAATACTGAGGATCTTCAGGAGAAATTGTTTGTGTCATTTTTACGTGAGTCTTCCATGGCAAGTAAAGTTTCATAAGGAATCCATGCGGGTGGTTCGTTTTTGAATTGAACCTGAACTTCCTTAATAGTTTTTTCTAGAGATTTGGAATAAGTTGTCCTAGTGTTTTTGACGGAGGATAGCGGATTCATCATTTCCTTTCCTCATGCCCGTATTCTATCACATATTTCTTGTGTTGGGTGTTTTTATCGCCATATTCATAGCATTGATAATTTTTCAGAGTTCCACCAAGTTGTTTGGCTACAATTTTTAAAAGTTTTTCTGTATCACTCATTTAACATTACCTGGTGATAGTGATTGGAAAATTTTAGAACAAGCATCAATAGCAACATGTGCTCCATATACCCCAGAGAAAATATATAAGATACCCAACTTAGAACAATACAGTTCCAGTTCCTGACATGTTCTTATGTCAGTGTTACTATAATCAATGATGATATCACCTTCCTCAAGTAAAGGTAGCAACTCATCAAGTGTATCTTCTACCTTTACTTCTGGAAGTGTGATCTGAAAAATACCAGGAATTCTACCAGCACTAGTGTATTTCTTGCTATCAGATTTAACTGCTTGAACAAGATACTCTAGTGAGGTCACACATCCACTAATATATCCTGCTTCATATTGTCCACAGGCACTTTCATAATTAGAACTGCTGTAACCCCAGACTTCAATACCCTTTTCAATCATACGGCGAGACATACCCTCACCAGTACGACCTAACCCAATCATTCCTACTTTCATAATTACTTGAAAACCTCCACTATTTAAGCACAAAATATGTAGTATATCTCAGGAATGTTTTTGAAAACACACAGAGTTAAACCATCCTTCAATTCCTTCTAATCTTAACTTAGTATGTTGCGAATGAACTTCTATATTTACAACTTTATATTTTCTACCGATAATACACATATAGGGATAATCATTATTACCCCAGTTAATCTGTTCTTTAGTACATCCCAAATATTCTACCGTATCTCCAGATTTTGGACCAAAATAGGCATGTATTACATTATTCTTCATTAATTTTTGATGATATTATTTTTTCTAATTCATTTACTTTGATAAACTCTTCGTATGCTTTCTCAGATCTTTCAATGAGAATACTAAGTATATCACCAACAATTATGCTATTATCAATAGAATCATCAAGATACTTGTCAAGTGCTTCTTTTAAATATCGTTTTCTATGCCACTCAAATGAGTATGGTTTGTAGTCCATAATAGAGGTTTTTATTATGGTGATATTATAGCACTATGGGTTTCTGGGGTCAATACCCAAATCATTAAGATATTCTATCCACCAATCTTGGTCTTTGATAAATCTCCAATTAGGAACTTCTTGACCACGTTCTATAACATAATATTCATAGAGAGCATCATCGATAGTCTGTGCGATCTGTAAATTCCTCTTCATCTTCGTCAACATCTGCATATGCATTGTCCACGAAGGGTCCTCGTTTTCGTAAATGTTCTTTTCCGACATAAGAGTTTTCTGAATTTACTGCAGATACCCACACCGCAAGTTTCATTACAATAAAAATTAAAACCAGTGGTGTGAAGCAACCGATTAAAATTACTGGATTCATAATAGTTTATTCTCTTGAAAGTAATGTAATGTATCTTTGAGACCACCAATATGTTTATATCCAATAGCAACTTGAGGATATTCGGCACCTTCACCAAACTCAGAAACAAATGCTCTCTGGGTAAAATGATTATTTAATTTATATTCTTGTATCTGACTATCAAGTTTTTCCAAAAGCATTCTAGCGCGTTCGCATTCTTGACTTCCGTTTGTATATATTACTATTGAATTCATTAGTTTTCCTATGTTAGTTACAGTGTTCTTTCTAATCTATTAGTCGCTTGATCTGGAAAGTCTCTGGGACGACTATCAGTAGCATTATCAGTCTTAGGAGAACCTTCGTTCGCCTTCATAGTATGCTGATAATTAGGTCTTGGGTATCTCATATAGAATGGATCGGGCATCCAGTATGTTACCTGCCATTCTTGATCAGGACATAACTCAAGATGTTTCTCTACGGTATGAGAGAAACTACCGAGTTGAATGTATCCATCGTGACTGATACATCTGCCATTGCCAGCATCAACCAGGAATAACATCTTACTACTCATAGTATTTGTTGCTCTGGATTTAGATTCTTGACAAATTGCACAGGATTCTTTTCAGATTTATGTACCCAATGATAGCGCATCATTTCAAAAATAGGATCCCACATGGTGATACAAACAAAATCAGTCACGTTGCCTCCAATCATCAGGTTTATCTTGCTGAAACCAATTCTTAATATCATCAGCATCAGTGAATCCCGTTTTATGATTGGATGGGTCGGGATCACCTAATCCCATCCTATTCAGAAAATCTTCTGTGCTGCCCTCTTCAATCTGTTGAGAAGATTGTCGTCGTGCTTTTTGCAACCAATCACGAGCAGTAGTGTGACTCTTTGCCAACTTCTCTGCCCAGATCATATCATCTAATTTTACCTCTTCGCCATTTGCAATACATTTACAAATAAACTCCAGTCTTAGACGGTATTGAGTAGATAACATAAAGTTACGCTTCGTTACTTTTATTTATTTTTTTCAATCAATCGTTCTGAAAGTTTTAAAGAACGACGATATATTAGATATTTTACCACAGGATTCCTAGGATTGTTAGTCAACCACCAAATCTGGCGTCTAAAATATACTTTTGCTAACTTTACGGTATAATAAAAAAAAGCAGCAGCACTTTCATCCGTTAAGATGAAGTATGCTACCACTGCAAATATTCCAAAAAATAACATGTATGTTGGATTCATTTAAAATCATTATCTCTGCGTTCATCCAAATATTTTACAACTTCCTTTCGCCATTCCATCAACTCATTATAGCACTCTTGATTATGAGCACATGCTCTGAGTTTGCTGTCAGGTTTTAATACACTTTCATAAAAAATGTAGAATGCATCTTTTCTTTTTAATTGTTTGTTTGTCATTTTAGTTTTTTCTTAGATGACTTTTGTTTAGCAGTTTTTATTTGATTGTTAATAAAATCTACAGATTGTTTGTATGTATTCATCACCTTTATTTGGTTACCATTATGTATAACCATAAACTTCTTACCAAAAGGAACCGCAGCCCACATGCCATCTCTAGTACAATACCCCAAAGGATTGCCAGGATTTGGTTTAAGAATTCCTGGTCTAGGAATAAATGGTTTTAAAAACTTATCCATCAAGTGCTCCTAGAATTAGAATTAATATAAAGAATCCAAGTATACCACCAACAAGAAGTTGTGGTGAGAGGAATGGAATAAAAGAAAATATAGAAACAATCCACTGCCAAAAACTAACAAAGAATGTAGAAACAATCTTCCATACTTCTATAGCAAGAATAACACCACCACCTAAAACTGCAAGTGCAAAAATTCCGCCAGAACTTCCAGATCTTGATGCAGAATATCTTTCAGATTCATCAGAAGAAGAACATGAAACAGGATTACAATTGTTTACACTTTTTGCACCGTACATTGATTTAACTTGTGCAATCGCAGCATCGCGAGTGATGCCAGGAGTATCAAATTCAACGTATTCAAGTCTATTATCAACGGTGGTGATATAAGCACCCCAACGATGAGACATGATGGTGTTCCCCTGATTACTTTAATATTATAGCAGAGTGGAGCAGGGTTTCTGCTCCTGGTGTGACAGTTTTACTTCCGCACTACAGAAATCGCTGGTTCTCCTTGCTGGAATACGGTATCAACCACTGCCTGAACGCTCCTAGCAGTGCTGATACCCACCTTATCAAACACTGGAACACATACCAATCCAAACGTCTTCTCAGCGCCTCCTAGGCGGATCACACGCCCGATGCTCTGGGAAATACCGATATAATCCATATTCCGCATGAATAGAACTGCCTCCAGTCCCTTGACGTTGATGCCTTCAGATAGAATAGAGTGGTGCATCACAACAAAACGAGTGCTATCTGCACCCCACTGATTGAGAGTCTTGAAGAATACCTCACGGGTCACTTTCTTGCCATTGATGATAGCACCAGTTTTGCTGGTAATATACATCCAGTTGTATCCACGTTCATACAACTGCTGACAGAAATCAGACTGAGTTACCATACGCAGAATCTGCTTGGTAGAACGTGCGGCAATCAGAATCTTATTGAGTGAATTTGCATCAATTGTATCAAGAAGATTCTTCTCATCAGATTGCTTGAAATCACCCTGAGGCAATTGTTGAATCACAACCTTAGGAGGAAGGATATAACCTTCTTTGACAAGTTGAGGTGCAGGAATGTTACAGATGACCTGACCATAAACTTCAGGATCATTCATTCCTGGTTTGAATATAGACAACGAATGCTTAGGAGTCGCAGTGAAGAAATAGCAACGATCAGAATCATTACTGAAGAACTCAGTCGCAGGAAAGAAGTTACGCTGCACACTGTTATGTGCTTCATCAAAGTAAATGCAATTTACCTCAATGTCTGCCTCTTGAATGCGATGCAGCGAGTGATATGTGGTGAAGATGATAACATTCTCACCGGCAGTTCTTGCAGTGTTGTTGAACAATGCAATCTGTTCTGGTTTGGTGCTACTGAAATACTCAATCTCACCACTGTGAACGTGCATCACATGGGTATGAGTATTATCAATCACCTCAAGAAACTCTTTG